GTTACCTCCGGCGGCGTGAAATTTAGCAGGCGGGGCGGGAGAGCTAGTGGGGACTTCAACACGGGCATGGGCAACACGCTCATCATGCTCGCGGTGTGTGTTGGTGTGTTGAAGACCTACTCCATCAATTTCGACATTTTAGTTGATGGGGATAATGCGCTAGTTTTCTTTGAGCGTGTCGACGCCCAGCATGTTATCGACACTTTTTACGACTTGGTTCTGGATGCTAGTGGTTTTGAGATGACGCTCGAAGAGCCAGTGTCGTACGTTGAGGGTATCAGATTTGGGAGGTCGGCTCCGGTGTACCTCGGGGAGGCACTGGGCTGGACTATGGTCAGGGACCCCAGATCTGTGTTGTCTGGAGCCTATGCGAGCCATAGATGGTTGCGAGAGCCATCTTTTGGTCGTCGTTGGGTGAATGGTGTTGCCATGTGCGAGCTTTCTCTCGCACTTGGTGTGCCGGTTCTCCAGTCAGCAGCTCTCTCCGTCCTCTCACAGACGGAGCACAGACGTGCAGTGCCTGTTGATGCACTGTCCGATTACTTTATGATCGGAGCGTGGTTGGCGAAGGCTGAGGATGCAGTCGTCGTGTGCCGTGAGGCACGACTCAGTTTCGAGAGAGCCTTTGGGATCTCTCCGGAGGAGCAAGTTTTGTGGGAAGAGACTTGTTGGCGGACTGTCGTGGGGCATCCGCAGGGAGTGTTGTCGGCTCCTCCTCCGTCACGCTGGTGGGACGCTGAGCCAGGAATTTTTGAAAGTTTCTACGATGCCCGCTTCTGAGTTGGGGTGGGTCCCGTGCGGACTCGACTGTTGAGGGGCGTGGGTCTGCCCCGGGGTGCGTGCCTGGCCTGGGTGGCCAGGGTCCTCTGTCTGAGAACGCTTTGGCTAGTACCTTTCTTAGAGGTTCGTTGGTGTGCGTGCGCTCTGTCCCACGCTTGCACCATCCACAAAACCCCGTTTCTGTGGTGTGACCTGACCGGGGTTGGGGGGTGGATGCTCTCCGCCGTGGTTCCTCTCTTGTCGTTTTCCCGCCTGTGACGAGCTCCGCTCGTGGTGTGCCCCCGAGCCAGCCTTCGGGGGGGCCCTGTACTCTGTGGTCCTAGAGTGCTGGGTGCCTGACTTGGCCCGTTGAAACCGCGATAAGGTCCACCAGGGGGGGGGGTGTGTGCAAATCTCTTAGGAGGGGCCGCACACATCTCAGCGTGTGGAAG